ATACAATCCCGGCAAGCCTATGAACCCCATCTATGTCTCCGATAAGGATGACATGAAGAACACTTACACAATTGATTGGGTTGATCGCTTCAACCAGAAGTTCCTTGACGGAGTACATAAGTCAAAGTTTATCAAAATTGGACTTGAATACAGCGAAGAGAAGAACGAGAAGGGCGAAAACAAGTACTTCGTAAAGAAGTTTCTGACTTGGTATGATGCTATCGAATATGTCCATGAGCATCTTGTTGATGGAATGGTAATCAACGTAAGCGGAACAATCAAGTACCCGTTGTATAAGGGGAAATCAAAGCCTCGCAAGGAAATCTCTTCTATCTATCTGTCAAAGGCTACGCCGGAAGAGTATTGTGCCACTTTTGTACAGACATGTATCCTTGATAAGGACTCTGTTGGAAAGATGGACCCTGATACAAAGGAAATTCCGATGACTGTCCGTGTCGTTGATTATTTGAAGGAATATCAGGACGAAGAAGGAAAGATTCTTGCAACCGTCAAAGGAAATTTCCCGTTCTCTCAGACAATGTATGTGCGGGCTACAGATAAGGGCGCGGAGCATCTCATCAAGAATGTTTATAAGGTTAAGGATATTACGGAAATTGCAATGGAAGGTGAATTCGTTGAAGGAATTGAAATGAGTGAGCCTACTGATGCAGACATTCCGAAGAATATTCGTGAACTTATTGATTGCGGTGTATACACTCGCGAAGCCGCAATTAACAGGCTTGTTGTGAAGGGTGACAGGGTTCAGAAGATGGTTCTTCTCAGGCCGTTCATTGGACAGGTTACAAAGGACAAGGTTACGTCTTCTGAATTGTTCATCTATCCCAAGAAGTATACTGCTGAAGACCTTGATACATCGTGGGTGTATGACGAGCCGGAAGATGAGATCTCGGATGTTAAGAAGCCCGTAACAAGTACGTCTGTAAAAGATGAAGACGATGATGAAAGTGGCGGAATTGATTGGCTCAAGGATCTTGAATAAAATAAGCAAGTAAAAAAGGAGACAATAGCAAATGAGTACACTGTTTAGAAAGCCACAGGAGACACGGATTGGATTGAAGGTTCTTGGATACGGGGATTTTGGCACGGGCAAAACTACTTTTGCCCTATCCTTTCCCAAGATCGCGGCTATTGACTCAGAGTCTGGTATGTCGCATTATGAAGATAATCCTAACATCGTCTTGATTGCAAATACCTCAAGCGCATATGACGTTGAAGATGCCATCAATGAGATTGAGGAAAACGCAGATTCAATTCAGACTCTTGTAATTGACTCTGAGACTAAGATTTACGATTCAATGCAGACATCTGCTATGGAAGTAGAGGAACGTCGCGCACGGAAGAAGAATACAGAAGTTGAAGATTCGATCATTTCCATTCGTGGTCACGGACGAATCAAGTTGCTTAACAAGCGTCTTCAGAGCATGAAAATCGCGTTGTCTAGCAAGGGAATCAATATCGTTTCAATTGCTCAGATGGATGACATCAAGGAAAAGCGCGGTGAAAACTTTGTTAAGATTGGTGAAAAGCCAGTTATGGCGAAGGGCGTCCAATATGACTATGATATTGTTTTGAAACTCATCACTGAGACAACTGCAAAGGGAGACTTGTACAAGGCATTGATTGAGAAGGATCGTACTAAGGTATTTAAGAAGGGTGATATTATCGAAAATCCTTCTTATGATTATTGGAAGGATTACTTCGAAGGGAAACTGAAACTTGAGAAACTCCCCATTAATTACACCAATGATACTGATAAAGACATCAAGAGAATGGCGTCTGAGGCAGATGATATGGATGAAATTATTGCAGAGTTTAAGGTAAACATGAAGAAGATTCCCGCAGAAGGAAAGTATAAGGTTCAGAAGAAGTTGGCTGAACTTGGTATTGAAAACCCCCTGAAGTCTATGGATGCAGATGGCATGAAGTCTGTAATTGCATTCATGGAATCTTTGATAGTTGTTGAGGATTGATTGTGTGGGGGCAAATGCCCCCATATATTTCAACTAAACGGAGGAAATATGGCAAGCAAAAAATCATACGTTCCTAAAATCTGCAACATATGCAAAGAAGAAATTAAAACTCAAGATGAAATGATAATGCACAAATTGAAGCCATACCATATGACTCCATGCTATCAGCAGAAACTTCAGAATGAGGCTGATGAAATTGATTGGCTTGAATTATGTGATTATATCCATACAAAAATTCTTGGATATGACAACACTATCAAATTCAATAAGAGTTTGGCATTGCGGCTAAAAGGACTTCGACATGGAAAGTTCATGGGAAATAACAAGGTACGAGCAGAGGCGGATTATCCATACAAGATAATGTATTACACATTCGTTCTGAAGTCGCTTGATATCAAAAATGCTTTTGCCACGATTAAATTCAAGGATGAGGGTCATAAAATCAATTATATGATGCAAGTCATTGAAAACCATGTGGTAGATATGCTTCTACATATGAGAAAGAAAGAAAAGAATCAGGAGAGAATTGAGAACACAGAGATTGATGCTCCTATGACTCAGGTTACACAGGCAGACTACAAGAAGAAGAGCGGAGAAATCAAGCAAGACCTTGAGAAATATTGGTAATGGTGGTGACGATTTGGCTACAAAATCAACAGTAAAAGCGGAAAAAGTCATTGAGGTTGGTGAAAGGTCAGTTGCGAGAATTGCAAAAGACGCAAAGATAATTGCCGAATCAAATGTAATTGGGATGTTTTACAAAAACCCAGAGTCAATTGGAGAATACGAACGGATAAATCTTAATGACTTCACTCTGGACGAATCTAAAGTAAGATTTTCAATTGCGAAAGCATTATTCAAGGAAGGGAAACTGTCTCTGGACCCGTTGACCGTTGGATTCTATCTTGAACAGCATCCGAAACTGAAGAACAAATTTGCTGAATATGGTGGATATGAAGCAATTGGGACAATGATCAAGTATCTTAACTATGACTATCTTGATAGTTATGTAAGAGACATGATGAAATGGAATGCCGTTCTGAAAATGTTTGAAATGGGATTCCCCATTACAGAACAGGACGTTAAGGAATATAAGGACTTGCCAATTGAAGACATATACAACAAGTATGAAGTAATGCTTTCGGACGTTTTTATCAACATTGACACAACAGTTAAGAGTCACAACGTCGCTGATGGACTGTATAAAATCATTGACGAGTGTGATAGGGGTGTTAATATTGGACTTCCGTTACACAATGCATCCTATTTGAACGATATTACGGGCGGAAACATGCTTGGAAACATCACAATCTTGGGTGCATTGTCTGGAACTGGCAAAACAACAATCACATTCGAACTGATTTTCCCGTCCATGATTGAATACGATGAGAAGGTTGTTATGATAATCAACGAGCAAGATGAGGACAAACTCAGAAAAGAGATGCTTGTGTGGGTTGCTAACAACATTTTCGAAGGAAACTTCAACAAGAAAAGACTCAGACAAGGATCTTTTACGCCAGAAGAAATGAAGTTGTTGAATGATTCTGCGGCATGGCTTGAGGAGAAGAAGGAAAAAAAGAACATCATGATTATTCCTCTTCAGCGTTACACTGTAGAAACTGTAAAGAAAATCATCAACAAATATTCTGCTTTGGGAGTGAAATACTTTGTACTGGACACATTCAAGGCTTCAACTGATGCAAAGACAGATGCTGTTTGGCTTGCAATGATGATTGATATGCAAAAACTTCATGATACCATCAAGGCAAAGTCGAAAAATGTCCATCTGTGGGCTACATTACAATTAAAGAAAGACAAAATTGCAATGAGACATTTAACGAATGACCACATTGGAATGTCAAAAAACATCATTGACGTTGCCTCAACCGTTGTTTTAATGCGTGGCGTAAGAGATGATGAGAAAAAAGGCGGAAGCCATGAATTAAAAGTGTTCCGAATGGATGGTAAAAACAAAACGACAAAGGTTCATGTAGAACTTGATCCGAATAAGAACTACAGTATTATGTTTATTACGAAGAATCGTGAGGGCGAAACAAATCAGTTCCAGATTGTTGCAGAGTCCGACCTTGGAAAAAACAGATATCGTGACATTGGACTGACTAGTGTGCCTGAAGATTTCTGATTGGAGAAATCATGCAATTAGAAGAGTTGAAAGACTATATCAGAAGTCATAATTGCATTGAGACAATCCTCAAGGAAGTTGGATGCCACACATTCAGCGAACGTCAAAAGGAAGTCAGATGTGCAAAGCCATCATCAAGTAATGCAACATCAATATCAGTAAACAAAGAAACACTAAAGACGAGAATGTATACAGCAGAAGAAACAGTTTCGGGTGACATTTTTACTCTAATCATGTATTTTCGAAAGTGCAGTTTTCCACAAAGTCTGAAATTTGTTCACTCAATTCTTGGATTAAAATTTACATATGAAAAAATTGACGAAGAACAGAAGCCAAAGTCAATTGCGCTTGAATTTTTCAAGGCGGCAGAAAAAAATGCAAAAGCAAACAAAATAAGCGAACCAGAACTTAAACTATATGATGATTCTATATTGCACAATTACATAATGGAGCCAAACATATGGTTTCTTCGGGAGGGTATCCTCCCCCACACGCAAGACAAATTCCGAATTGGGTATTGCCCGGAAAAGAATCGAGTTGCCATTCCTATAAGACTTTGGAATGGTATAAATGATGAATACATCGGGGTGTTTGGAAGAACTACGTTGGAAGATTGGGAATCAATAGGCATATCGAAATACATGCCTCTTGTTCCTTATCCAAAGTCAATGAATTTATACGGACTTCATGAAAATTATGCTGACATAATTAAAACCGGACAAGTTGTAGTGTTTGAATCAGAAAAATCAGTGCTGAAAGCAGACACTATGAAAATTTTCAATACGGTTGCAGTTGGAAGCCATGAATTGTCACACGAACATATATCAATACTAATATCTCTTGATGTTGATATTGTGATCGCATATGACAAAGACATTCAAGAAGAGTTTGTTATTGAAACCTGTAAAAGATTCAAAGCAATGCGAAATGTAAGTTACATAATTGATACGGATAATCTTCTCGGCGAGAAAGATGCTCCTATAGATAGAGGAATGGATGTTTATTTTCAATTATTGGAACATAGGAAGCAAGTGTACTTGACAAAATAGATAATCAAGTATAAAATAAAGGAGAAGAAATGGCAAGAGGGACTGACATATCTGCCCTAAAAGAAAAGTATGGCGTTGATAGGATTTGGTCGTTCAGTAGGGTGAATACATACATTGGCTGTCCGTATTCATATTTCCTAAAATATGTGAAGCGACTGAAAGAATTGAGGACTTCAATCTACTCTGTACTGGGTTCTGAGTTTCATGACATCCTTGAAAAATTCTATTTGGGAAAGATTGAATATGATGACATGGTACACATGGCAAATGCAATCATTCTTGATGTGAATGAGAAAGACATGAAATTTGACCGTTCAGATGCAGAGAAGAACAAGAGCATGTCAAAGAAATATTTTGAGTGCATTCGTCATTTTTTCCTGAACTACAAACCGCTTAGCGCAAAGATACTTACTGAAAAAGAAATTGTCATTCAGGTTGGTAAGAACATTTTCATTGGGTATATTGACGCAGTCCACAAGGAATCTGAGACATATATCATCACTGACTATAAGTCATCTACAGTATACAGCGGAGAGAAGAAAATTTTGCAGGAAGGGAGACAGTTGATACTATACGCTCTTGGACTCAATCAGGGAGGAATACCTCTTGAAAACATCAGATGCAGATGGAATTTTCTGAAGTATGCGTCCATTACTTTCTTTCAGAAAAATGGAAAGCCTAAAACAATGATTTCAGAACGGAATGGAATCGTAGAAAAACTTGAAGCACAAATCAAGATTGCAATGAAAGATATTGGAATTGACGAGTATGAAACAGCGGATATCTTGACAAGGGCAATGCGTTCCAATGACATGACATTATTCCCAACAGAAGTTCAGAACAAGTTTACAATTGAAGACTGTTATGTTGACGTACCAATCAACCAAACAAACATTGATAAGTTGCAAAACGAATTCGTTGAAACAATAAACGATATAGTAAAAAAGGAAATAGAATTTGAAGAGTCCGGCGATGACGGAATATGGAAGAAAGTACTTTCAGACAGAGACACATTCTTCTGTTCCAATCTATGCGGATACACTCCGAAAGTATGTCCTTGCTACAAAGACTTTCTTGATAATCGTGATTTGTTTAAGAAACCTGAGAATGCTGACCTTGGCGAAGACGCAGATTGGATGAAAGAATTGGGGTTGCTATGACGATGACGGGAACAATCAATTTTAACGGTACTATGATGCTGACAAAGATTGAAGAGTCAAAAAATCCGAAGTCTACATACACGGAAAATACAAGAGTTATGAGTTACATATCAATGATGTTTGAACATAAACTTCCGAAAACCATGATTCCATTCTTTCAAAGATTTATAAAGCCAGACTTCAGGTTTTCATCCATTGCCAACAAAGCAGTTGAATGGACATACATGAAGAATTTGGGAAGTAAAAAAGAAATCAACAACATAGATTTGGTTCATGACCAGATTGCCGTAATGATTGAAGACAATGGAATTCGTGTCTGGATGCCAATCACAAAGAATGAGTTTATCGCATATTATTGCGAGTGAAAGAGGATTATATGTTTGGATTTTTTGTATGATTTATCATGTGTTTCGCACTTATTTCATGCTATGGATTGCACGTTGAATTTCAGTACAAGGATATCAGTTTCCTGTATCACATTAATTCTCTGGCAGAAGCAATTGAAAATAGTAAAAACAATAATGAAAACGAGGACTGAATTATGATTAAAACATATTGTTGGTTTTGCGGTGGCGAAATGATTTGGGGATGTGACTTTTCATTTGAAGATTATGGAATGGACGGAGATGGTATTATTGCAACACTGTCATGTCCAGATTGCGGTGCTACAGCAGAGTTTATGACAGCAATCGAAGATGGAAATGAAGAGGAAGAATGAAATTATCGTCAGCAATGTTATTGTTTGTCTTCACAGTTATCAAAGCAACTATTTTTTCAGCGTAGAAGGAGAAGTGTGATGTTAATTTCAAGTCTTACTATTTTAATGTCCGTGGTAATCATTGTAGCATTTCTTACAATAATTCTTCTTATACCGTGGCAAATTCACAGAGAAATGGTTGTTGAGTCAACTCCAAGTTTCGGAAATGGTGATTTCGACACGTTTATTCGTGAATTTTACAAATATGACAAATGGAGATTTGATGACCGTTGGG